AAGACTGAGTTGGCATATAGGGTTCCGGCATCCAAACTTACTAGAAGAAAGCTGGAAACGAATGAACAACTTGCAGAACTAGAAGGACTTGATACAACTATTGACTGGAAAAATACAGGTGATAACTCTTATGATGGTGAAAAGCTAAAAATATTAGCTCATGATGAAAGTGGTAAGTGGGAAAGACCTGACAATATATTAAACAACTGGAGAGTTACAAAAACTACACTACGTCTAGGATCTAGAGTTGTAGGTAAATGTATGATGGGCTCAACATCAAATGCTTTAGATAAAGGTGGTGACAACTTCAAAAAACTATACTACAATTCAGACGCTACAAGAAGAAATAAAAACGGACAAACAACTTCTGGGCTCTATAGCTTGTTCATACCTATGGAATGGAACTACGAAGGATTCATGGATTCTTTCGGATTACCTGTCTTTACAAACCCAAAAGATCCAGTCAAAACAATTGATGGTGGAACTATTACAACAGGAGTTATCCAACACTGGAACAACGAAGTTGAAGGATTAAAGCATGATCAAGACGCATTAAACGAATACTACAGGCAGTTTCCAAGAACTGAAGCTCATGCTTTTAGAGATGAAACAAAAGATAGTTTATTTAATTTAACTAAAATATATCAACAAATAGATATTAACGAAGAATTAAATAATATATCGTCAGTTGCTAGAGGTAGTTTTCAATGGCTAAACGGTGTTAAAGATACTCAAGTAGAATTTTATCCAAATAAAAATGGTAGATTTTTAGTTTCATGGGTACCACCTTTAAAATTACAAAATAATATAATTAAAAAAAATGGAAGCAAATATCCTGGTAACGAACATATTGGAGCTTTCGGCTGTGACTCTTACGATATTAGCGGTACTGTTGATGGTCGCGGCAGTAAAGGAGCATTACATGGATTAACTAAGTTTTCAATGGAAGATGCTCCGCCTAATCATTTCTTCTTAGAATATATAGCTAGACCTCAAACAGCTGAAATATTTTTTGAAGATGTTTTAATGGCGTTAGCTTTTTATGGTATGCCTATATTAGCTGAAAATAACAAACCAAGATTATTATATTATTTAAAACGTAGAGGTTACAGAGCTTTTAGTATGAACAGACCTGATAAAATATATAATAAGCTTTCTGTAGCTGAAAGAGAAATAGGTGGAATACCTAACTCAAGCGAAGATATTAAGCAAGCACATGCTGCTGCTATTGAATTTTATATTGAAAACTATGTAGGTCAACTTGAAAATAAAGTTGGCGATATGTATTTTCAAAAAACTTTAGATGACTGGAGTCGATTTAATATTAACAACAGGACTAAATACGATGCTTCGATAAGTTCTGGTTTAGCTATTATGGCTTGCAATAAAAATAAATATAGACCTGTTCCAACTCGAGTTAAACAAGATATTAATTTAGGAATACGTAGATATAACAACAAAGGATCTATTTCACAAATAATATAATAAATGGCAAAAATTACAAATACTTACAGTTCTTTTCCAGATCAGGTTGTACCTGATGAAGTTAAGCAAAGCTTAGATTATGGCCGCCAGGTTGGTATGGCTATAGAGGGCGATTGGTTTAGCGGAACTAGATCAGGAGTTGAGAATAGATTTAACACCAACTATAATAACTTTAGGATGCGTAGGTTGTATGCAAGAGCAGAGCAACCTGTGCAAAAATACAAAGATGAACTAGCTATAAATGGTGACTTAAGCTACTTAAATTTAGACTGGAAGCCTGTACCTATAATACCTAAATTTGTAGATATTGTTGTTAATGGTATGGACGATAAGTTATATGATATTAGAGCTTTTGCTCAAGATCCAGAGTCAAGACGTATTAGATCTAAGTATGCTGAAGACATATTAAGAGATATGCAAGCTAAAGAGTTCTTGAAAGAAATACAAAGTGTTTTAAGCATGGATTTATTTAATACAGAAAATCCTGAAGAACTTCCAGAAAATAAAGATGAGCTTGATCTTCATATGCAATTAAGTTATAAACAAGCAAGTGAAATAGCTTGTGAAGAAGCTATTAATAATACTTTAGAATTTAATAGATTTAATTTAAAGAAAAAACGTGTAATAGAAGATCTAGTAGTATTAGGTATTGGTTGCGTAAAAACAAACTGGAATAAAGCTGAAGGAGTAAAAGTAGATTATGTAGATCCTTCTAAGTTAGTTTATTCTTATAGTGAAGACCCAAACTTTGAAGACCTGTGGTACGTAGGTGAAGTTAAAGCATTATCATTAGCAGACTGTAAAAAACAATTTCCTAATTTAACTGATTCAGAACTTGAAAGACTACAAGAATATCAAGGCAATGGTAATTTCTTATATAATTACAATGGAAGACGTGATGGTAATTATATTTATATATTATATTTTGAATATAAAACTTATAGCGAGCAAGTATTTAAAATAAAAAAGACTGCTACAGGTTTAGAAAAAGCACTAGAAAAACCAGATACATTTAATCCAAATGAAAATGATAACTTTGATAGAGTTAGTAGATCAATAGAAGTTTTATATAGTGGAGCTAAAGTGTTAGGATATGATATGATGTTAGACTGGAGACTTGCAGAAAACATGACAAGACCTAAGTCTAATCTAGTTAAAGTTAATATGAACTATAATATCTGCTGTCCTAAAATGTATCATGGTAGAATAGAAAGTTTAGTAAGTCGTATGATGGGCTTTGCTGATATGATACAATTAACACATTTAAAAATACAACAAGTAATATCTAAAGTAATACCTGATGGTGTTTACTTAGATGTAGATGGTTTAGCAGAAGTTGATCTAGGTAATGGAACAACTTATAATGCTAAAGAAGCTTTAAATATGTATTTTCAAACTGGTAGTATATTAGGTAGATCAATGACAACTGATGGTGATCCTAATCCAGGTAGAATACCAATACAAGAATTAGTTAAAAGTGATGGTGGTCAAAAAATACAGTCATTAATATCTACATATCAGTATTATCTACAAATGATAAGAGATGTAACCGGTTTAAATGAGGCTAGAGATGGTAGTATGCCTAACTCAGATTCATTAGTAGGTTTACAAAAGCTAGCTGCTGCTAATTCAAATACAGCTACTAAACATATATTAAATTCTTACTTGTACTTAACTGTTAAAACTTGTGAAAATATAGTACTTAGAACTTCTGATAGTATTGAGTTTGCTTTAACAGAAGAAGCTTTAAAAAATAGTATATCTACCTGGAGTGTAGGTCAATTACAAGATTTATCAAATATACACTTATATGACTTTGGTATTTACTTTGATTTAGTACCAGATGAAACTGAAAAAGAACAGTTAGAGTCTAATATACAAGCTGCACTTCAATCAGGTAGTATAAATCTAGAAGATGCTATAGATATTAGACAAATAAGAAACTTGAAGTTAGCTAATCAAATGATTAAGCTAAAACGTAAAAAAGCTGCTGAAGCTGCACAAGCGGCTAACTTAGCAAACATACAAGCTCAAGGACAAGCAAATGCTCAGGCAACTGAAGCTGCTGCTTTAGCTGAAGTGCAAAAATCAGAAGCTCAATTAGATACTAAACTTAAGTTTGAAAAAGGTAAGTCTAGTTATGAGATAGAACGTATGCGTGTTGAAGCTCAAATTAAACGTGAGTTAATGGATCTTGAGTTTAATTACAACATGCAATTAGGTCAGCAGAAAATTAATAGAGAAGCTGATCGTGAACAAGACATTGAAAACAGAAAAGATAAAAGAGCTAAGATAATAGGTACTCAACAGAGTGCTATAGCTGATCAAAAAGCTAATAACCTATTACCAATAAATTTTGAGAATAATCAAGATTTAAACATTTAATAATTTATATTATATTATATCATGGCAAAAGAAAAAGTAGAAGCAGAGGTGGATTCAAAACAACCTCTTAAAATGAAAAGAAAACCTGGTAGACCTAAGAAGTTAACACAGGAGAAAAAAGTAACAAAGTTAGAAATAAAAGAAGAAAAACAAGATGCCGTTCCAGAGCAAAGCACAGGAGTCGTGGATGCGAATAAACAAGCCGAAAATGTGGAAAAAGTGGAGGAGAGAACATCCGAACCAAGACTTGAAGAAATTACCAAAGAGGTCGAGAACAAAGATGAGAACAAAGAGATCGAGGTAATACAAGAAAAACCTGTACAAGAAGAGGCTAAGCAACTACAAAAAGAAGCTCAAGAAGCTATTAGAGATGAAAAAGTTTCTGGTACTGAGTTACCTGAAAATGTAGAAAAGCTTATAAACTTTATGAAAGATACGGGTGGAACTGTTGAAGATTATGTTACTTTAAATAAAGATTATAGCAAGTATGATGACAAACTACTTGTAAGAGAATATTATAAAAAAACTAGACCGCATCTTAATGATGAAGAAGTTGCTTTTGTTATGGAAGATAACTTTTCTTATGATGAAGAAGCGGACGAAGAGAGATTTGTGCGTAAGCAAAAGCTTGCATACAAAGAAGAAGTTGCGAA